AGATACAGCTAACTTTGTTTGTCATAGAGTTAATATGACTAGAACTGAATTAGTTGAAATGGGTTATGATAGAGATATAGTTTATAACTTACCTACTGGTGATTCAGAATATTATCTAGAAGATAGACAAGTAAGATACCAAGATACAGATTTTTCTGCACCACAAGATAGAGGTGATAATTCTACAGACGAAGTTTTAATTCATGAATGTTATGTAAGATTAGATGTTAATGGTGATGGTAAATCAGAACTATTAAAAGTTTGTCTTGCTGGTACAGGAGCATATAGAATATTAGCTATGGATGAAATTGATTCAATACCTTTTGTTTCAATGACACCAATCATTATGCCTCATAGATTCTATGGTAGATCTGTTTCTGAACTTATTGAAGATATACAATTAATTAAATCTACTGTTATGAGACAGATGTTAGATAATATGTATCTAACTAATAATAACAGAATAGCTATTCAAGATGGTCAAGTAGCTATGGATGACCTATTAACAAATAGACCAGGTGGTATCGTAAGAACTAAACAACCACCTTCTAATGTTATGCAGGTTATGACAGCTCAACCTATTACAGAACAAGCTTCAGGATTATTAGCTTATTTAGATTCTGTAAGAGAAGCTAGATCAGGTGTTACAAAAACTGCACAAGGCTTACAAGCAGATCAATTAAATACAGATACTGCAACTGGTATGAACCAAGTATTGACTCAATCTCAAATGAGAATGGAGTTGATTGCAAGAACATTTGCTGAAACTGGTGTTAAAGATTTAGGTGTTAAGATATTTGAATTACTTTGCAAGTATCAACAAAAAGAAAAATTAGTTAGAATTAGAGGTGAGTTTGTTCCTATGACTCCGTATGAATGGAGAGATAGAGTTAATCTTTCTGTTAAAGTAGGATTAGGTACAGGTTCAAAAGAACAACAACTTATACTTCTTAATAGTATTCTACAAAGACAACTACAAGCTATTCAACTACAACAAAACGTATATGGCCCAGTTGTTAATCTTAAAAATATTTATTCTACATTACAAAAACTTGTAGAGAATGCAGGTCTTGGAAGTGTAGAACCATTCTTTATGGATCCTGAAGTAGGGGCAGCACAAATGCCACAACTTCCACCAAAACCACCAACAGAGTTTGAGAAA